GAGGGCATCCTTCTGCGCTAGAATGAAAGGAATGAAAAAGAAACTAACTAGTAAGAAGACTGCTAGTGATCCTGATAGCAGGATCAACAAATCACTGAGAGCTTGGAACTGTTAATAAATGGCTGATAAAGTTTATAAAGGTTCGCCCAATCTAAAAGCGGCGAACGTGGAAATGAGTTTCACTCCCAAACAAGTTCAGGAGTGGTTGAAATGTGCTGACGATCCAGTCTATTTTACTAAAAATTATATCAAGATTGTGTCACTGGATGAGGGTCTGGTGCCATTTAAGATGTGGGACTTTCAAGAAGATATGATTGAAAGGTTCCATAGTAATCGTTTTAATATTGCTAAACTGCCACGTCAGACTGGTAAGAGTACCACTGTGGTTTCTTACCTGCTGCATTATTGTATCTTTAATGATAATGTCAACATTGGTATCCTAGCAAACAAACTAAGCACATCCAGAGAACTTCTCGGCAGGTTACAACTTGCTTATGAGAACCTTCCTAAGTGGATGCAGCAAGGTATTGTGTCGTGGAATAAAGGATCTCTAGAACTTGAGAATGGTTCTAAGATCATGGCAGCATCTACTTCTAGTTCTGCTGTCCGAGGTATGTCATTCAACATCATCTTCCTGGACGAATTTGCTTTCGTTCCAACTCACATTGCCGAGCAATTTTTCTCCTCAGTATACCCTACGATCTCCTCAGGTAAGTCTACCAAAGTTATTATCATCTCCACCCCTAACGGGATGAATATGTTCTACAAACTCTGGCATGATGCTGAGAGGGGTAAGAACGAATATATCACTACAGAAGTACACTGGAGTCAAGTTCCTGGCAGAGATGCTAACTGGAAAGAGCAAACGATTGCTAATACATCTCAACGCCAGTTCACTCAAGAATTTGAGTGTGAGTTCCTCGGATCTGTAGATACGTTAATTGCAGCAAGCAAACTGCGAACAATGGTGTATGATGATCCTATTGCCGATAACGGAAAAGGATTAGTAGTTTATGAGAACCCGAAAAAAGAACACGATTATATTATTACTGTTGACGTTGCCCGTGGTGTGGGCAGTGATTATAGCGCATTTTTGGTTTTTGACATTACAAAGTTCCCTTACAGGTTGGTAGCACGTTATAAAAATAACGAGATCAAACCTATGATGTTCCCAACCATTATCACTGATATGGCGATCGGATATAATAGGGCATATGTTTTAACAGAAGTAAATGACATTGGAGATCAGATAGCATCGATGATGCATTTTGATTTAGAGTATGACAATATTTTAATGTGTGCCATGAGAGGGCGAGCAGGACAAATTGTAGGCACAGGATTTTCTGGAAAGAAAACACAACTGGGTGTCAAGATGTCTAAGACCGTGAAGAAGGTTGGATGTCTGAACTTAAAGACTTTTATTGAAGATGATAAACTTGTCATTCCAGATTATGATACTATCAGTGAGTTAACTACATTCATTCAGAAGAGTCAATCATTTGAAGCAGAAGAAGGATGTCATGATGACCTTGCTATGTGTTTGGTTATCTTCTGTTGGTTAGCAGTGCAAGATTACTTTAAAGAGATGACGGACAATGATGTTCGCCAAAGAATTTATGACGAGCAGAAAAATCAAATCGAACAGGATATGTCACCCTTTGGATTTATTTCTGATGGTCTAGAAGATCAAGAAAGTTTTGTAGATAAGGATGGTGATCGTTGGTTCTTAGACGAGTATGGTGATGTGTCATCAGAATTTACTTACATGGGTTCCTATAACTAATGGACTTTGGAGAGGAGTTTCAATTAGAACATCTCCTATTCAAAGAAAGGAAATGCAGATCTTGTAGTAAAGTCAAAGATCTACTCACAGATTTTTATAGAACTAGGAAAGGAAGATCAACACTATCAGCATACTCTTACGAATGTAAAGACTGTACCGTTAAAAGAGTTATGGAGACTAGAAAAAAGAAAGATCGTTTTACTGAAATAGGTTATCCAGACTGGTAGTTCATGCATTGTTTCCCCAGTTGAAACATAGGATTTCATAAATAATCACAGAATAAAATCTGAACTTTAGAGGTAAAAGATGGCATCTCAATCATCGCCAGGTATTATTGTTCAGGAGCGCGATTTTACTAATTCACGTCTCCAAGAAACATCTACCAATGTCGGCGCTATTGCTGGTCCTTTCACGAAAGGCGAAGTAGGCGTTGCAAAATTAATCACAAACGAGAAAGAACTCGTTTCAACTTTCGGTACACCAACCGCAGACAACTACGAATTTTGGTTTACTGCTTCCGAGTTTCTTAACTACGGTGGCAATCTTCAGGTAGCAAGAATTTCTAGTGCTGCCGCTGGATTTTTAACTAACGCCAATGAAACTAGTGCAGCATCAGTAAACATCAATAACTTATCTGATTACGAAGCTAACTTTGAAGGTAGTTCACAAGCCTACAAATTCGCTTCAAAAACTCCTGGAACATGGGGTAATGCACTTCAGGTAGTAACAATCGATGCTGGTGCAGATCAAATTCTGACACTTGCTAACGGTGTAGCATTCTCACAAGGAGACGCAGTTACTGACGGAAATGCTACTGGTGTTGCCTATGAAGATAACAGTGGAGACACAACGAAAGTTGCTGTTGTTCTTGATGCTGGTTCTGCTAAGTTTGCTAAGAATGGAACAGTAAGCACAGAAAACGTTGATGCTGTTACTAGCTGGTATGACGAGCAGTATGCTATCTCTGGTTTGATTAAGTGGAGTGCAATCGCACCTCGCCCCGGAACTTCACCTTACGCTGCTGAAAGAAATGGTGCTAATGATGAACTGCATTTCGCGGTCGTAGATGCAACCGGTGCTATTACAGGAACAGCAAATACAATCCTTGAAAAAATTCTTTTCGTATCAAAAGCACCTGGTGCTAGGACTACCGAAGGAGAAGGTAATTTCTTTAAGAGTGTTGTCAAAGGTCGTTCAAAATATATCTATGTAACTGCTTACGAAGATACTGCAGTATACACACCTACTTCTGGTGTAGATATTTCTGATGCCGCTACTCCAGCAAGCATCTTCAAACTCTATGGACCTAAGTCTTACACATTGGGTGGTGGCACTGACTATCAGAATTACAATGTAGGAAACGAAACTCAAACATATCTTGATGTCTTCTCTGACACCGAGACCATGTTGATTGATTACATCCTCACTGGTCCTTCAAGTCTTTCTAAAGCAAATACATTAATCAATCTGTCTAATACCAGAAAAGATTGTATCACTTTTGTTTCACCACAAAAATCTGATGTTATCGGATCTGGTGCTTCTACTGCTAATGCTCAGACAGAAAACGTTGTAGACTTCTTTGAAGCAATCAGTGATAGTTCTTCATACGCTGTTTTCTCTAACAACTATAAGTACATCTATGACAGATTTAATGATGCATATCGTTGGATCCCATGTGATGCTGATGTTGCTGGTCTTTGTGTAAATGCTGCCGACACTGCTGAAGCATGGTTCTCACCTGCTGGTTTCAACAGAGGCAACTTGAGAAATGCGATTAAGATTGCTTACAATCCTAATCAAGCACAGAGAGATGAACTTTATGGAAAGCGTGTCAATCCTATTGTTTCATTCCCTGGTCAGGGTATCGTTCTTTACGGAGACAAAACTGCTCTTCGCAGTCCTTCAGCATTCGATCGTATCAACGTTCGCCGTTTGTTCCTTATTCTTGAGAGAACAATCAGAGACTTCTCCAAGAGTGTACTCTTTGAGTTAAATGATACAACTACTCGTAATAACTTCGCTACGCAGGTAAACAACTACATGCGCGACATTCAGGCAAGAAGAGGCATGACTGATTTCCTCGTAGTTGCCGATGAATCAAATAACACTGCCGATGTTATCGACAGAAATGAATTTGTTGCCGACATCTATATCAAGCCTTCTAGATCAATTAACTTCATCACTCTTACATTCGTTGCCACCCGCACTGGTGTTAGTTTTGACGAAGTAGTTGGTAGAGTTTGATTAACAATAAATACAAATAAGGAGATAATCAAACAATGGCAAACTTAACCGCATTTAAAGGAAAAATTGGTTACGGTCTTCGTCCTAATCTATTCCGTGTAAGCGTAGTAGATCTTGAGGCAAACATCAATTCTATTGATGGTGCTGAGGATGTAAAAGCCGGTGATGGCAAATTTTCATTCCTATGTCGTTCTGCTGGTATCCCTGCTAGCAGTGTTGGAACTGTAGAAGTTCCTTTCAGAGGTAGAGTTATCAAACTTCCTGGAGACAGAACGTTTGAATCATGGACTGTTACCGTAATGGCTGACGAAGACATGGCACTCAGAGGATACTTTGAGAAGTGGATGGATCGTCTGAATAAGCATGACGACGGCGCTGGATATACTTCAGATTTCGCTTCTACTTTACAAGTTGATCAACTTGGTAGAGGAACTGCTTCTGGAGATGATCCTTCCGATCCTCATAACATCGTAAGATCCTACAAATTCAACAACGCTTTCCCAAGCAATATCGCTCAGATTGACTTGTCATATGACAACAATAATACTGTTGCTGAGTACACAGTTGAATTCCAGTATGACTGGTGGGAAACTGATGACGTAGGGGCAAGTTCAATTGCGTGATAAATAACTACAGTAAAACGTAGTTTCATTTATACAATGGCGGAGTTATTCGGATTTTCTTTAGACAAAGATAATCAAAAGAAAAAGAAGCAGCAGGGGTTAGTATCCCCTGTTGCTCCCAATAACGATGATGGGACCGTAACAATCTCTGCTGGAGGTTACTACGGTCAATATGTCGATATTGAAGGTATCTCAAAAAATGAATTTGAGCAGATCAGAAAATATCGTGAGGTATCATTACATCCAGAAGTAGATTCTGCGATTGATGAAGTAGTTAACGAAGCAATCGTTGCTGATGGTGATGATTCACCAGTAGAAATTGAACTCTCTAATCTTGAAGTAAGCGAAACAATCAAGAAGAGAATTCGAGAAGAATTTAAAGAACTCAAAAGACTAATTAAGTTTGACAAAAAATGTTACCACATTTTCAGGCGTTGGTACATTGATGGCAGACTGTATTATCATAAGGTAATTGATATAAACAAACCCACTGAGGGTATCAAAGAACTCCGCTACATTGATCCGCTAAAGATCAAGAAAATGCGTGAGGTTAAGAAGTCAGCTACCCCTGCTACAGACAGCAATGGTAAAGTTGATTACGGAAATATTACTGAGTATTATTTGTATAACCCTAAGGGTGTATTCAATAGTAAAGCAACTATTTCAATTGCAGGTAACGATCAGTTAGGAGTAAAAATTGCTCCTGATGCAATTACATTTGTGTCATCAGGTTTGCTTGACATGAATAATAACCTCCCATTGTCTTATCTTCATAAGGCACTGAAGGCAGTTAACCAACTGAGAATGATTGAAGATTCTCTGGTTATCTATAGAATGTCTCGCGCACCAGAGCGTAGAATTTTCTACATTGACGTTGGCAATCTTCCTAAAGTTAAGGCAGAGCAATACCTCAGAGAGGTTATGTCTCGCTACAGAAACAAGTTAGTGTATGACGCTAACACTGGTGAAATTCGTGACGACAAAAAGTTCATGAGTATGCTGGAAGATTTCTGGTTGCCTCGCCGTGAAGGTGGTAGAGGAACGGAGATCACCACACTTCCTGGTGCTCAAAACCTCGGAGAACTGAAGGACGTTGAATACTTCCTGAAGAAACTCTACAAATCGCTTAACCTCCCACCATCTCGCGTAGGCGAGGAGAAGGGATTTAGTCTCGGACGTTCTAATGAGATCTTGCGTGATGAACTTAAGTTCGTAAAATTTGTCGGAAGGTTGCGTAAAGAATTCGCACATCTCTTCAATGATATGTTGAAGACCCAACTCATTCTGAAAGGTGTTATCACCACAGATGATTGGGAGATGATGGAACAGCATATTCAATATGACTTCCTGTTCGATAACCATTTCACTGAACTAAAAGAAATTGAAATGATTGGTGAGAGGTTAAATCTCGTAGAGAGAATGCAACCTTTCCTTGGAGTATATTATTCCAACGATCATATCAAACGTCAAATTTTACAGCAGACAGAAGCTGAAATGGAAGAGATGAAAATCCAAATTGACATTGAGAAAAAATCAGGTGAACTAATGGATACTCCAGTGATGCCAGTGGAAGATCCTAATGCTCCAGTACCGCCTGCAGGTGGACCTGTTGATACATCATCAAAGCCTCCTATGAAGGCACAAACTTCTAAAGAAGTTGAAAACTAAATAATATTATAATTTAATTTACTATTATGAGTGTAACTAAAGAATTGATTAACCAAATTGTCAACGGAGAAAACTCTGTGGCATCTGATGAAGTGATTGATGTGCTTTATGCTAAGGCATCTGAAGCATTGGATACTTACAAAAAAGAGTATTCCACTCAATTGATGAACCCAACTGAAGAAGAACCTGAAGTTGAGTCTGAAGTTCCTGAAGTAGAAGCATCTGCTGAAGAACCTACCACAGAACCCGAACCCACAGAAGAACCATGAAACTTATCGTAGAGCACATTGAGGATATTGAACTCCTCACTGAAGAGAAAGATGGAAAAGAGTATACATACATTCAGGGAGTATTTCTCCAGGGCGATCTAAAAAATCGCAATGGTCGTGTATATCCCATGCCTGTTCTTCAGCGCGAAGTGACTAATTACAATGAAAATTTTGTACAGAAGTCCCGTGCTCTCGGTGAACTAGGTCACCCTGATGGTCCTACCATCAACCTTGATCGCGTTTCACATAAGATTGTGGAACTTTACCAAGATGGTTCAAACTATATTGGTAAGGCGAAACTGCTTGAAACCCCTATGGGTCAGATCGCAAAGAACCTTCTTCGCGAAGGTGTACAACTCGGAGTTTCTTCCAGAGGTGTAGGTAGTTTAGAATCTAAAGGTGGTTCTAACTATGTCCGTGATGATTTCATGCTTACTACTGCTGCCGATATCGTAGCAGATCCTTCTGCTCCCGACGCTTTTGTTGACGGAATTATGGAAGGGAAAGAGTGGGTTTGGAATAATGGAGCATTTAAAGAAGCAGATCTCCAAAGAGTTAAGGAAGAGTTAGACAGTGTATCTCGCAATCAACTTGAGGGTAAAATCCTCGAAGGGTTTGAGAGACTGCTTTCTAACTTGTAATTTTAATAAATAAGTAATAGAAAATCAAAAGTATCCATACGGGGTTATTTTAAATGGCTAATTCGTTAAACGAGAAATTTGAGGATTTCGCATCAGAGAATTTTGATGCTGATACCGTTACAGAAATGAAGAATGCTGTAAATGCTGGTGCAGCTCCAGCAGAAGGTTCACATCTTCCTAGTGCATCAGGTGCTGAAGTTGCAGTTGCTAACGTAGAACCAATGTCTGCCGGTTCTTCCGAAGGTCACACAGGCAAGTTTGAAAATTCTGGCGCTAAAGCTGCCGCCGCTGTTAAGAAGTCTAAGACTGCAGTTAACTCGGGTGAAGGCAAGCAAGATCCTATGCCTAAATTAGAAGGTGGTAAGGATATGTCTGGCAAGAGTGCCAGTCGTGGTGGCGGGGACGCAATGCCTTCTCTTAAGAAAGAAGGTGCTGTCGATGAAACCAAAGAAGTTCTGGAGACAGTTGATGTTTCTGCTGACATTGACGCTCTTGTCAATGGCGAGGAACTTTCCGAAGGTTTCAAAGAAAAGGCAACAACAATCTTCACTGCTGCTGTTACTTCTAAAATCACAGAAGAAACAACACGTTTGGAAGAAAAGTATGCTGCTCAGTTAAATGAGCAAATTGACGTGATCAAGGAAGAGATGACCTCTAAGGTTGACTCATTCTTGAACTATATTGTAGAACAATGGATTAGCGATAACAAGCTCGCAATTGACGAAGGTATTCGTACCGAGATTGCCGAGTCATTTATGTCTGCTCTGAAGGGTGTGTTCACTGAACACTACATGGAAATCCCTGAAGAGAAGTACAACATGGTTGAGGGGATGACTAACAAACTAGATGAGATGGAGACAAAACTCAACGAACAAATTGAAAAAAATGTGGAATTAAACTCTGCTCTGGGAGAATTCGTAAAAGAATCTATCGTTGTAGAAGTATCCCAAGGTCTAGCAGATACTCAGAAAGAGAAACTCTCCTCACTCGCTGAGGGTGTAGAGTTCACTGCTGAGGAAACATATCGTGAAAAAATTGAGACCATCAAGGAAAACTATTTCCCTAAGGCTCAAGTCAACGAAAGCGTAGAAGCATCTGAACCTGTTGTTGAGAAGGAAGTTCCTGCTCACATGGCTTCTTATGTTAACGCAATCGCTCGTTATACTAAGTGATTTAAAATTATAAATAAATTATAGTTCACAACTAACAAAACTTTTAGGAGCACCTAATGTTCAATACCGAACAACTCCAAGAGAAGTGGGCACCTGTTCTGTCTCATAGCGATCTCCCCGAGATCAAAGATAGCTACAAGAAAGCCGTTACTTCACAATTACTGGAGAACCAAGAAAAATTCCTCCGTGAGGAGAGAATGTTGACCGAAGCGCCTACAAACGCTGGTCCCATTAATACACCTACAACCGGATCCGGCGCTGTTGCTGGTTTCGACCCCGTTCTGATCTCATTGATCAGACGCTCAATGCCTAACCTGATCGCCTATGATATCTGTGGCGTTCAACCCATGAACGGTCCTACTGGACTGATCTTCGCAATGCGCTCACGTTACGAGTCACAGACTGGTACTGAGACATTCTTCAACGAAGTCAACCAAGCATGGTCTGGCACCGCTTATGATAGCGGCAACTCTGCTGGTGGTACTGCACAAACCGGAACTAACCCTGCCGTTCTTAACGACAGTGGTACTTACACTTCTGGTAGTGGCATGGCATCGACCGCCGCTGAAGCACTTGGCGAAGCAGCATCTGCTGTATTCCCTGAGATGGCATTCTCGATCGAGAAGATCGCCGTTACTGCTAAGTCACGCGCCCTGAAAGCTGAGTACAGCTTGGAACTGGCACAAGACCTTAAGGCAATCCACGGTCTTGACGCTGAGACTGAACTTGCTAACATCCTTTCTGCTGAGATCCTTACGGAAATCAACAGAGAAGTCGTTCGCACAGTCTTCCGTTCCGCTAAGCCTGGTGCTCAACAGAACACCGCAGCACAAGGAACCTTCGACCTCGACGTTGACTCCAATGGACGTTGGAGCGTTGAGAAGTTCAAAGGTCTTCTCTTCCAAATTGAGCGTGAAATGAACGCCATCGCGAAAGAGACTCGTAGAGGGAAGGGCAACATGCTCATCTGTTCTTCAGATGTTGCTTCTGCTCTGTCAATGGCTGGAGTCCTCGACTACAACCCTGCCCTTAACACTGGTCTTAATGTTGATGACACCGGCAGCACCTTTGTTGGTACGCTGAACGGACGCATCCGCGTTTACATCGATCCTTATTCGGCACTTCCTTCTGAGGGCGCTAACGCTGCTCAGTTCTTCATCGCTGGATACAAAGGTACATCAGCATATGATGCTGGTCTGTTCTATTGCCCATACGTTCCTCTTCAGATGGTTCGTGCAATTGGTCCTGACACCTTCCAGCCCAAAATCGGATTTAAGACACGCTACGGCATGGTTCTTAATCCATTCGCTAAGGGTGACACTGCCCTTTCAGATTCCGATCCAGTCGCCGCTGGCAACGTCAACACCAACGTCTACTACAGACGTGTACGTGTTACCAACCTCATGTGATATAACCTCACACAGGTTCACACAGACCCCTCTGGGGGTCTTTTTTTATGGGTATATATTCGTAGGCATAAATTTTTATTTCTTGATTGTGCTGAAATGAACATTTTTATATACATACTAGTAGAATTGTTAGGTAACACATGAACCCTTCTTTTTGATTATGTTTTTTGAAAATTATATGGAGGCAATATGCACAATCTATTATCGAGAGGTCAACTAGCTGGATGGAAACATTTTGAACAATCAGTAGATCGAGCGGAGGTAGAATATCAAAAACTTAATGACTACTATGAATGTTTAATCGAATGTAATTCGTTAAACCAAAGTAAATGTAAACGAGTATGTAGAACTATTTTAAGTTAAAGAAATATACGAGACCCCGCAAGGGGTCTTTTTTTATCTAAATATTTAAAAGGTATATTACGAAAATGACCCAGGCAAATTGGTTGGTTGATAAAATTGATAATGCAAATTATTTGGCACCTCAAGGATTTAAACTATCTGTTTTAAAATTTCCTACGGTATCATTTTTGTGCCAATCAGTTGATATCCCAGGCATCAGAATTACTGACATCACAGTTCCCAATCCTTTCAGAGATTATTCGATTGCTGGAACCGAAACAGAATTTGAAGATCTGACAGTTAAGTTTTTAATTGATGAGGATATGTCAAACTATGCCACTATCCATAAGTGGTTGAAGAAAACTGGTTTGGCAGAAGAGTATGACACAGATAAAGATCCAGTCGAAGGTCAAGTTATATTAGAAATTTTAAACAGTAATTACAATTCAAATATTCAAGTTGAATATGATGATGCATGGCCTGTAGCACTGTCACCTATAGTATTTGATGCTACCGAAACGGGAGTTCAATATCTCACTGCAACAGTCACCTTTAAATATCTCATATATAGAATTAAGTATGATGGTACAGTGATTAGTTAATGACTTTTGATGAAATCCAAGCGATGTGGGAACAGGATGCAAAAATTGATCCTGTCGAATTAGATACTGCCTCACTCAGTATTCCACAACTACATTCAAAATATTTTAAAATTTTTTCAGAGTACAGATTTAAAAAGAAACAAGCAGCAGGAAACTTAAAGCAACTCACCCGCCGCAAGTTTGAATATTATTCAGGTAAAGGAGACCCAGAAGATTATAGGGAAAATCCGTTTGACCTAAAACTTCTTAAATCAGATTTGACAATGTATATCGAATCTGATCCTCACATCAAAGATTTACAATTAAAGATAGATATGTACGATATTATTATCGAATATCTTGAGAGTGTTATCAGAATGATAAACACTAGATCATATCAAATTAAAAACGCCATTGAATGGAAATCATTTATTGAGGGTATTAGGTAATGGCAGACATTGTTATCAGCAAAAGAAATGAAGTCTATCTTCAGATTGATTGCGAACCATATATTAAACAGGAACTGAGTGAGTATTTTACTTTTGAAGTTCCTGACGCAAAGTTCATGCCACAATTTAAGAATAGAATGTGGGATGGGAAAATTCGTTTGTTTAGTCCTGGTAACGGTCAACTTTATATCGGACTTCTTACATATCTTTTTGAATGGGCAGACGAACGAGAATATACTTGTTCTTTAATAGATAATGAATATTATGGTAAACCCGCTGATCGCGATCCAGATATTCTGCCAGAGACAGTAAGGGAGTATCTAAACTATCTCACCGAAGGAACTGCGATTAAACCCAGAGACTATCAATATAATGCTGTATTCAAAGCACTAAGAAACTATAGAAAGATCATCCTATCACCTACAGGGTCTGGCAAATCTTTTATGATCTATGCACTAGTGAGATTTTTCACTGCTGCTAATCTTAAAACTTTAATCATCGTTCCTAGCATATCATTAGTCACACAGTTATTCAAAGATTTTGAAGACTATGGATGGAACCCCGAAGAGTATTGTCATAAGATCTACCAAGGTGAGGCGAAAGTATCTGATGCTCCTGTAGTCATCACTACATGGCAGTCCATCTATAAACTTCCTAAGAAATATTTTGATTCATATACTGCTGTGATCGGAGACGAATGCCATACATTTAAAGCAAAGTCTCTCACTAGTATCATGACTAAACTTCATGAGGCTAAGTATCGCATCGGATTTACAGGAACTTTAGATGGAACTAAGACACATCGTCTAGTATTAGAAGGGTTGTTCGGTGTCTCAGATAGAGTTACCAGTACAACCGAGTTAATGCAACGCGATCAGTTGACGCAACTTAAAATTAAAATTCTTACACTCAAACATGAATCGTATAAGTTTGCGAACTATCAGGATGAGATGGAATATATTGTAACACATGATAAGAGAAATATATTCGTTAAAAATTTAGTATCCGATCTGAAGGGAAATACTCTTGTGCTATTCAACTATGTCGAGAAGCATGGTGAACCACTTTTTGAGATGATAAATAATAGTATCGGAGATACCAAGAAAGTTTTCTTTGTTCATGGTGGTGTGGAAGCATCTGAACGTGAGAACATCAGACAGTTAGCAGAGGTAAATGATAACTGCGTTATCATTGCT